CCGAAGTCTGATTCATAGGCTACAATCGTATTCCTTAAAGTTTTTTCCTGTTGCATATTGATATAACGGACGTTGTTAGAAGAAAATCCAGATATACGTCTTTTCTGGAAACCATTGACAAATGCCACATCAGGCTGTTGTCCAGAACCAGCTTCAAATATCTTCTGTAACAAAGCGTTGAATGAGCTTTCTGTCAATGCACTTGAACCGCCAGAACCTGTCTGAACGTTAGTCGTGATTGCCGCAAATACGCCACGAAGTGACCTCGCTGCTGTCGCACACTGATAAGAGTCAGGCACGTCAAAAGCATAGGTAGAATTAAGCAGAATCTGCTCCTGCATAATCTTTAATATCTTCATAGCTTTCTCAAGCTGGTATGAATATTCACTATCCAAACCATATTGAGCAATCGCTTCCTGTGTTCCAGATATACCAAATGTGTAACTTGAAATCTGGCAAATGTTACCAGAGCGTGACCTTGAGGAGAGCCTGCGACCTGCTGCGGCTGCACCTTCTAAGTCTGCACCACCAGTTCCAGTTCCTGATTCAAGGGTATCATTAAGCCACTCCAAATGTTAATCTGCATATTTCTATACAGTTCGGACTATATCATCCCGTAATCGGGTTCAGCGTATAGTCTCTGGGGTTTTCAATTATTTGCCGAAGTTTATTGTATAGGTTATGTTCGTATTCTGAATATGGAGCATATTTGTTTTCATCTTTCTTCCCAAGTCGGTAATTACAAAATTCTAAAACCAACTTTGCTCGCTCCACTCTTTCGCCACGCATATAAGGTAAAATCGCATCCAAAACCTTCTTTACCCTACCCAAACCAACAAATACAACATCGCCCATTTTCCTATTGCGTTTTCCGTATTGGTTATAGATTTTGACTCGTCTTCTGTGGTCTATATCCCAACGATGCCTGTAATAAGCGATTTTTCGTTCTTCCAATATCTTACCGATTGCTTCCAACATCAACCCGTCGGAATTGATTATTTGTATTCTCGGAACATATTGAAGTTCTGGTTTAATGCGTTTAGAAAGACCTATATATCCTTCACCTTCGACGATACCAGCTATCCAAGCTAAATCGGTATCATTTAATTGACTTACCTGCTGATTGTCCATTGTAATATCCTTTCGATTTTTGCCTAATAAGCACGATTGGTTTTAGGATTTTCCAGCATACAGCTGAATTTTACTACCACAAGTGGCTATCTCTTATGGTAGCGACCAGCCGCCTTACTAACTCCAAGACGGGATAGTAACGGTGTTTCTTCGGGGTCTACCTGAGTGATTAAATCAAGCACATCGTCCCGAGCACCAGCCGTTGTTGCGTATGTTTGTAATTGATGTCCTAATACTGCCATATTATTCCTTACCTAATTTCTGGGATAAGTCCTTTCATTTTAGCAAGTTGCTTAAAGGATTCCCTACTTCCAGTTCTGCGATAATCTTCCGCTAATTTCTGAAGTTTAGTAGTTTGTCCTTCTGCCTGTGGTGAAGAACCCCCACCAGATATAAGTTGTTTTTTCTGTTCTTTCCGCAGTTGTGCGGAGGTAGCATTTGTTTTCTTTGATAACTTTCTATTCATTGACACTCTTCAATCAAAAGCAGCCATCTTCGCAGCGGCGATTAAACCCTGCGGGCTTTTAGCAAGTTCTGGATTAGACCTCATATAGTTATCTATCGTTTTGTATAGTTCACTATTCTGGTTAAAACCAGCGAAATTGCCAGCGGTATCCCTTATGGCAATATCTGGAAAGTTGTTAACGACGAACTGGAGAGATTGCTGTCTTGTCATTTCTTCTTGGGATTTTTTTTGCTGTCCCTCAAATAACTGGCGTATCTCTGCCTGTCGTTCTGTCTTGTCCAACTTGTCAATTTCCTCTAACGCCCACACCTTATGGTTAGCGTCAGTAGTTGTTTCAGCAAAGGCTCGGAGTTGTGCCTTTGTGTATTGAGGTTGTTCTTGCTGTGGAGGTTGCTGTTGTTGCTGTTGCATCTGGCGAACAATATCCAACGCTTCAGAAGCCTTCCTCGCTGCTTCCATTGCATAGTTGATTTCTGGTCTGTCAGGCTTTTCTACCTCTGGTTTTACTTCCTGAGTGGAAGGTGCCTCTTGACTCTGGTCAACCTGTTCCGTGGTGGTCGCTTCCTCGGTATTTACGACCTGTTCGGAAGCGGATGATTCTTCCGTATTTACATCCTTTAATTCTTCCTCTGGCATTAAAGCCTCCTATTTTTATCCCCTACTCTTAATCATTTATTCCATGTTTCCGTGCTAAATCTATAACTCTGTTATACCAACCATTTATATATTTACCATATTTCCCTGGGTTAGATTCTGATAATTTGCGATAGTAGTCCATCCGAGTATTTAATAATTGTCTTTTTAATTCCTCGGAACCATTTTGTTCAACATATTTGTTTATTTGAGCAATAGTATTCTTACCTACTAATCCATCTGGTTTTGAACCAACCAATCTCTGGAGTTGCTTTATAGCTGTGCCCTGTCCAAGATTAACCGCAGTATCAAAAACTATCCCCTGCACATCTTCTGGCAACATATTTATTTTGGGCTTCTTATAGTATTCACTTTCATAAAAATTACGCACATCGCCATACTTTAATTCTTTAACACTTTTATTTGGTAATTTGTTAACCTTCGTATAAGCATTATAAATATCCTGTCTTATGCCGTAATTAGTAAGACCGCCAGTGTCATTAGTCAGCCCACCTTCATATCTTAATGTATTAACTAAATCATTATCAAATGCCATATTATTTCTTCCTCTTTGGCTTCCATCCTGTTTTTCTAAGTGTCCCGTAAATATAACGGTCAGCACGCTTAGAAGTAGAACTACCAAATAACTTCCGTGCTTTCTTTTTAAGTGCATTCTCTAACGCCTTTGGCATTTTTATTCTCCACTAATTGTTTTGCTAATTTAATCGCATTTATCATACTTGTCGGGTCTGCTATCCCTTTCCCCGCCTTTCCAAACGCTACTCCGTGGTCGGGGGAAGTCCGTATAATCGGAAGCCCAAAGGTGATATTAACCCCGTCTACTTCTTGCCACGCTTCTTTCTCCCACTTAAAACCAACCGTTTTAACAGGGATATGCCCTTGGTCGTGATATAGTGCAACCACCACATCAAAAGCTCCGCCAAGGTTTTTAGCAAAAGCAACATCTGATGGTATAGGATTATCAAGAACTCTAATACCATCCATCTTGGCTTTCTGTATTGCTGGCAATAACACTTCTTTTTCTTCGTTCCCAAATGTCCCTCCATCGCTTGCGTGTGGATTTAAAGCACAAAGACCGACTAACGGGTCTTTAATACCTAACTGCTTGCAGGCGTTGTGTGCTACTTTTATAGTTTTGTAAACCCTCTCTTCCGTGATTAAATCTAATGCTTTTCTTAATGATACGTGGGTGGTGACGTGGATTACCCGCATATTCTTATGGACTAACATCATAGCGTAGTCTCTGGTGTTAGTCAGGTCTGCAAACATCTCCGTATGACCTGCATATTTCCATCCACCAAGGTTAAATGCTTCCTTATGAATAGGTGCAGTCACCACCGCATCAATGTCGCCTCTTAATGCTAACTCTATCGCTTCTTTTATCGCCTCACCCGCTATACGACCGCACACAGGGGAAATCTGCCCGTAGGTAATAAGTTGCTTTGGTATAATCTGCCCTATAATCTGGAACTCTATATCCGGGAATAACGGTATAGCTTTCTCAATAATCTCTAATCCTATCCCAGCCTGGTCTCCGACAGTTATGCCAATTTTCATTCTGTTATGAATTGTATTGTTTTCCGTGCTTTTTGTATGGTTTCCTGCAATTCTTTGTATGTATTAGCACAGGCGATTATATGTATTACCCTGTCAGCACAGGTCTTATACTCAACTAACTCGCCTACGTGCTTGGTAATAAAATATTGCTTAATTCCTGGGATATTTCTCAACTTTTCTTCCCCTCTGATTTCTTTGATAACCCCTGGCTTCGGGAACACGGTAAAAGTCTGTGAGTATTTAACCCACTTCGGAATTAAATCCCTGAAGTCTAATTCTTTACCGCAAGCTAAATCTATGGTTGCTTTAATTAAGTTTATTCCATAAGAATATGGTTTTCTATATTGACTATCAAACCCACCAGAAAGGCGTGTACATACTTCCAAAACCTTAACGTGTCCGTCTTTGTCAACTATCAAATCACCCTTTAACGCCCCCCATTTTACCCCTAATGCGTCGGCACATTCCTGCATCACATAATACATCATATTTTGTTTGCTCTCTGGGAGAAACGACGGGGTAATAGAACCGTCTTGGACTGCGTATTCGTTCTTATCTAAAAACACTCTGTCAGATATCCCGCCAGGGTAAACTATACCCTTATAAACTACCGTATCTACCGAATATTCTTTTCCGTCTATAAACTCCTCAACTATATATTCTCGGTTAGATGAATTGACAGAAGCCATTACGATAGCCTTATCCATATCCCTTACGTCTCTTACTATCGTTACTCCACGAGAAGCACAGTTATCCGAGGGCTTAACTACACAGGGCAACTTCACACTCCCGAACTTCGGTTGAGGAATTCCACCCTTTTCAAATGCCTTACGCATTGCTATTTTGTTGTTGCTTTTGAACGCCACATCATTACCTATGCTTGGTAATCCTAATTTCTTGGCAACATAGGAGACCGTGACTGCAACATCACAACCTTGCGTGTATACTCCGACGATTTTAACTTTCTTGTTTTTCTTGAGCCACTTTTTAACTTGAGAAAGAACTTCTTTAGGGTCTTTAGTGGATGCCTGTATAAAATAGTCTTCGTTAAAAAGCGGGCTCTTGGCACAAAAGCAACCGGGATCTGCGTCAACCAGTATTTTGCCTAAACCAAGATTGTTACACTCAAGCAAGGTTTGGTGTTGTAACACCCCACCACCTATAATCAAGAGGTTTTTACTTCTACCCCAAAAATCTTTTTTAGGCAATCCGCTAATTGTCAACATCAAGTATAATATTTTCTCTTGTGTTATCTATTCTCTCTAACAGCTCAAGGGCACGTTTCCTGTTGTTGGCATAGTCATCTACCATCTTCAGGACTTTATCCGCAGCAATGAACAACACTCTTGCTTCGGCGAACTCACTTGACTTCGGGTCAAGATAAGCTATCTTGGAACTAATCCCGTCCTTATAGGACTTAAGGTCTCTTTCCAGGATAGCCCATCCGTTGTAATTCTTTAATAACTCAACCTGCTCGGCTTCCAGTGAATACTCACGCAGGCTGTCTGCTTCATTATCCGTCTTCTCCGGGATTACTTCTCCAAACTGTCTTTCTGCTTTAACCGCCGATTTCTTCCGTCCCGCCAACTTCCGCCTCCTTTTGTTCAAGTGAAGCTGCTGTGTCTACGAGTTTGACTATATCCTCAACTTTATTGGATTCGTTTTCTCTAGCTTTGTCTTGGATTATGGCTTCGGATTTTAAAGCTCTGCCCCTCATATCGGGTTCGATACCAAGCCGAGCTACTACCTGTGCCTGCTCGCCTGCTTCAAGATTATCCATATCAACCTTGACTGGCAACGGCGGTGGCATAGGAGGTTGCGGAGGGCTAATCATAGCCTGCCAAGCGAGTTCTCCATCAGCCTGCAAATAATTCTTTAAGATATTAAATACGTTAGGCGGAGTTACAATACCAGTCTGTAATGGGATAGGACTTAATAAAACCTGCACCCTCGCCAGAGCCTTTTGAGCCCTTAACTGGGGATTGGAGTTAATGTCGTTCCCACGGCAGAATATGTGGTATTTGCCCTGTATCTCGTCCCTTGCGATATTGAGTGGCTGAACGCCATCACGCCCTACGATAAGGGTGAATATCCTTTCAGGCATATACTGCTGGCAGAGTTCAAGTATCTGTGCAAAGACCTCGCCTAAAGACTCGGCATACATCGCAGCGTCCAAAGAGAACACCATATTGGCGGCCTGCGACTGCATTTGGACTTCACCGAGAGTCCTTGGCTGTCTCTTGTTAATCATTGACTGGACTGAGTAGTCAAGTTGACCGAGGTATTCCTGGATGGTGGTCTTTAATAACAACTCCTCACGCTCATAAGAGAACTCAACATTGGGGTTGTTGTTATTTAATATCTGTATAGCGTCATTCAAGGGGGTAGTTCCGGGAACTGGTACTCCCTGTCCGGGAATGAACTTAACCAACCTTGGGTTGACTATGCCTGACCTGAACGTGAAGATGGGTGCGTTCCTGATGGTCTGGGAGTCAATCTTCTGGTTGTGCTGTGCGTCTATCTCTTTTGAAATATCCTCAAGATGTTCGGGAAATCCACGGGCGGAGAACCAACGATTATCCATAATCTCCGTGGCAAACCTGACAAAAGGAAATTTCTGCGAGTCGTTCTCAAGTCTCTGTTTCTTTAATATGACCGAGAAGTCGGGTGCTAAAAGGAAATGGCACTTCTCATTAACGCCGTCGTTATCAAGGTCGTAATAACAATACATATCTATGACCCTTACCTCCTTAGACGGATTGTTGATGCGGTCTATGCCTTCCCTTAAGTCCTTAGTGAAATTAACATTCTTCTCATCCTGTAAATCAATATCCATCCCGGCATAGAAATCTATATCATCCAACGCCGCCTTATCTATCGTGCCATATTCAGCTTTGTATTTAAGGCAGTCATATCTTTCAAAGTACTCGTGGGCTATCCAAGCCAGGGCTTGAACATCTATCCCTGAATCAGTAGGAACATAAATATAGGTGGGATCACATGGAATAACATCGGGTGCATTATAAATCTCGTCCTTTAACTTAATCTTTACGGATGTTTCCCCATTCCTTAAATCATGTATGGCCTTATTTACCGCCTCAAGGTTATCCATCATTACGGTCTCGGACATATCAACCTTAAACTTCTGGACAGCAAACTGAACAACCTGCTCATCGGGAATCATGGGATCAAACAACATAGAAACCTCTTGCACCGAAAGATCCTTGATGTCTACAGTTTCTACATACTGGTTTTCTTCCATCCGCCAGATAACTTTCATAATACCTATTCCATGCTGGAGCATATTGTCCGTGCAGACAATCAGCTTCTCAAGCATCTTTATCTTGACATCCGCCAACCAATCGAGAAATTTCTCCACGTTATTGGCGTTCTGCAAATCCTGACCCTGCTGGGGTATGACCTGCACCCTGGGCTTGACATTAGTGTATAAAGCAAGCAAAGAAGATTTCATCTTTCGGAGAGCTGTTTCTATGGTAGGAAGACGCAGATTGGAGCATCCTGGAAACGGGAAGTTCTTGGTCTTCTTGTCCCTCATTCTTAGTTTGTAAAAATCGTTTGCCTTCTCCGCCCAAGTCCCAGAATTCTCCTTGGCTTCCTCTATCATCCCATAAATCTTGGTGTAGAGTTCCTCGGTGCTTCTTGGTTTAGGATCGTTTTGTATTTTGTCTTTCTTGGCCATCAATACTCCTTATAATCCATATCCAGTATCCCCGTGATAAATCTTTTCTTCCTCGTGATAAATGTCTTCAGGTTGAGCGTCGTAATAGACTGGTTGTAATATCTGCTCGGCGTAACTCATAGCATCAACCAAATCATCCCAGCGTGAAAAACCTATTGTCAATAACTCATCCCTTGCTTCTATATGATTTACGCCTATGTAATACTTGCCCTGCTCAAACAACGGCTGTAATGCCGCTACTACCCTTGTTTTTTTATTGCGTGCTGAAACCTGTGTCACCGCATTAGTAAAGGTATTCTTTAACTCGGTAATGGGCAAGCCGAGAACTTTTCTTGATTCGCATTTACTAAGAAATGACTCAAAAAATGCTTTCTCAGCCCCCTGGTTGGGTATGCCTACGCCAGTCAATATATTCTTGTATTTAAGATATAGGTTTATGACTGAATCCTGGAAACTACCTATGGGGTCGTGAGTCCTGATATACTCCATCAGGTAGTGGTTTCCTGTCTGATCTATCCCCACCACTGCCGCTACTTTATAATCAGCGGTCTCGTCATCTGAATAAGCCGGGTCTACTGCTACCACGCAGGACAACTGCTTGGGAAGGTCTTTCCAGTATCTAATCTGGTCTTCCCTTATCGGAGCAGTTTCGTTGGCAATCGGGTTATTAAGATACTCCGATGAGAACGCCCACGAGCCTATCTCCGCTTTTCTCTGCTGGAGTTTCTCATGGTTCCACAGCTCAGGCCATAACTCCTTGTTTGTTTCCTGTACTCCGTCTTCGTACGCCTGATACTTCCTCTTCTCCCAGCCGTTATCCATAGCCAGAAGGTCAGCCAGCACCGAGAGGGGATGTATTATAGTGCCTATTATGATGAACTGACCATCTGGCAGTAATGTATTAAGACACGCCTTGAATAACCAGTCCTTTAACTTCTTCCTCTGTTCCTCTGACTCCACCGACTCATCGGTCTCTATATCGTCGCAGACTATGACATCGGGTCTGAAACCTCGTATCTGACCGCCCGCACCACGTGCACGAACGGTAGTGCCTGTCTTTAAGATAATCAGGTTC